CGTTTTACTGTACCTTCAAACATTTCGTTCTGTTCTTCAGACATTTAACCTACTCCTTCACGTATTTCGCGTATTCTTCAAGCGGCACACCCAATTTCTTTGCTATCGCAACTTGGCTAGGGGTGAGTCTAACCTTTTTCCCACTACTGCGCCCAGATGACGAACGGGATACGGAAGCTACGGTCTGAGCGGGCCGTCTGCTTTCCCCGGTTTTAAGCTTATGAGGGAACTCTTCCTTCATGCGCTTATCTAGTTCACTATAGTACTCATTTGACTGCGGGTCAAACCCTTCGTTTTCAACAAGCTTTTTATGTACGCCAAACGCGGCATAAGTCATGGCCTCATCAGAGCCAAACCACTCGTTTCTGGAGGCCCAATCTTCTGCTTTGGGATCGGGTCTGCGCGGCTGCTGCTGCGGCATAGGCTGCTGAACCTGTTGTTGCCGTTGAGCCTGCTCTTGTTGAGCGTGTCTCTGCTGCTGCATCTTGGCTTGGTTTGCACGATCATTCTCAATAGCTAACTTAGTGATATTACGTTGAGCTTCCACCACACCATTGGTATCGCCAATCTCTATAGCTCTGGCAAGCGCCTGCTCTGCCGTCCCCATCTCGCTTTCAACACGATTACTGTATTCGTTGACGTAGTTGGTGTCCAAAGTGTTCATCCGGCTTTTTAGATGCTCCGCTTCAGTCTTTACGTTCTGAGCATACCGCAAGGCTTCTTCTTCACGGCGTTCAGCTTCACGCATTTTCTTAGTCAAACGATCAATACGCTTCTGCGTGTTGCTTTCAGCCTTTTCAAACTGATCATCTTCCGCCGCCGCAAGAGGCGCTTCATCATCTCCTGCGTCAGAAACATCCACCTCTGTTTCTTCGGCATCATCCAAATCAAGTTCAATTTGATCAGTTTCTTTTAAATTTTCTTTCGCCATTATTCTCTCCTAGAAATGAAGAACATCTTCGGGTTCTTTTATCTTAGCCAAAACCTCGTCGTCATTGAGTATCCTGACTTCACCACCGTCTATCTTGAAACGAGATCCGGAGTAACGGGCAAACATCACCCAATCACCCTGATCACACCAAGGTCCCATAGGAAACTTTTCTGCATCTTTATAAGCTAGATCGCCAACTTTAAGGACGTAACCAACCTGTGTCGAAACGGTCTGTTCCTGAACAACAGCATCCGGAAGATAAATACCTCCGTCTGTTTTGCCTTTACCCCGATATGGAAGAACCAGAATGCGCCACCCCGTAGGTGCAGGCATTCTTTCTAGAAGAGACTCCCCGATAGCTTCGGGGTCTAATACTTTGTCAGTAGGCTCTTTGTAAGCCTCTGCAATAGTTGCAACACCTTCAGATGCCGCAGCTAAGTCAACTGCTTTAGTCATTGCTTCGCTCCTGTTTATCTAGCAGGCCCTTGAGTTCCTGTTCCACATGATCTAGGGCTTTTAAATTACCCATGAGCTCACGATATTGCTCTATATTCTTGACGTTGTCATAAATCAACAAGTCTTGAATGCCTTGTCGCCGTTCTTTTATTATGCGAAAAACAGCTTCCGCAAAGTAAACTTCATCCACTCCGATAACTCCGCATTAAATCCTATGTCTTCTTATAACATACTATTCGGATTCTGCAAGAGCTCTCATCCTGTCTACCAAACGTCTGGCCCGATTTGGGACCTGTGTATACCATCTGGAATCTACCATCTGGTCGGCGGCTTCGTTGTAGTCACGAGCGTCCACGCCAGCCTTCATGCCTACGAACTTGGATAGCCGAGGCCGACCCATATTGAACATCATGTTGCACAATATATGTTGTAGCTCTTCGTCAAAGTCATCAAAGTCTGGGTACAAAACTTTGCACTCGTCTATGGTGACTGCTATGTCTAATGCGAACAAGTTTCTAACTCGCTCCTGTTCCACAACAGTGCCTACAGGTTTGCCATATTCTTCATCATGCTCAGTGATTAAGTGACCCACGCCCGTTGTACAGAGGCCCAAATGGTCTAAATACACCTCGTACTTGCAGCCCTCGTCTTCGGCTATTTCTTCGCGTAATCTGTCTTTGTTCATTTTTTAAATCCTTTTAGGCCCCGAATACCAAAAGATGCGCCAATGCTGGCGTACATCGCCCATTGAAACCATTCTGGTGTGCGGGACAATGCGGCAAACCCATCCTCAACATACTGTTGGGTAAACGGAATGAAGCACATTGCAATTATACAAATAAACAAAATAGTCCATGCTTCGTCTTTCCACGAGTTATCAGAGGCTTGCGCCATTATTTTTTCCCAGCCCGCCTCATGCGTGGCTGCCGTAACCATGACCTGCGCTTCTGCCTCTGCTCGTGCTTTGGCTACAGCGCCCTTGGCTTTGGTTTGCTCAACTTTAGAATCCATCCATGACCCAGCAAGACTTGCTATCGGGCCTATAAGTGCTTGTATCATTCTATGATCCTCACAATGTAAGTTGTGCCGTCTGCATTCTTTGATACCTCAACTGTTTTATTTTCACAAGAATACCGAACAGACGTTGATTTTTTATACAAGTTTCTTTCAATAGTACGCTTGGCTTTCAGACATTTAGATATTTTTTCATAAGCGGTATGCTCTGAAACGTCGCCGCCCATGTACAAAATCAATGTCATGGTTTTAATTACTGTTGCGTCCATTTCTTAACTTCTCTATTTGGCTTTCTATATTTGTAATTCTCTTTTCATAAAAATCTAATGTCAGCTTTTGTTGCTGGTCATGCGGTGCGCGGCCTTCATCAATCTGCTCTTGAAGTTTAGAAAGCTGCTCGGCTAAATGCTCAATCAACATATACTGCTCACTATCAGCCGGAAGCGATCCCATGTCGCCCCTCGGCCATTTGATACGAAACTCTGTGTTTTGACCTAAGTCCGCCTCCATCAATATAAATTTATTCTCAATAGTGTTCAGGCGTTCAATGATTCCAAAATAAGCCCATGTTCCTATAGCCGCCCCGACAACCATCGCCATGAGGTTGCGGATAGGCATTGATAGTTCAGTGTTCTCATTTATCTTGGTTGCCACTATTCAACACCTAGAGCCTTTGACAGTCCAAAAACCTCAAGCATGACAAAGGTAAAGAACAGCAGCAAGATGGAACCAGCTATTAGTTTGCCGCTGAAGTTGGTCGAACCAATCTTAATAGCTACAAACTCGTTGCCCAAGATACGGAGCACTAGCTCAAAGCTGTTTTGCCCGACATTTACTTCAACAGGTTTTTTCTTTTCTTCACTCACAATCTTTCTTTCCAGCGCAATCTTCCGGGAAGCAATGCGCCATCATCTGATAGTACTTGTTCTTGTAGGACGCTTCCCACATATCTTCGTCAATAAGATAAAGGCATTGCTCCTCTGTCATCACTTGCTGCAATACTATCTGGTTACCGATATATTCCCACTCTGCGCCAGTGTTCCCCCACATACTTATTACCAGCAGGAACCCCTTTTCCATCCTCAGTACAACTCCTGATTCTTGTTTACTTTTACCGGTTTACAATATGCCGTAGCCTTATGTTTTGAGGGAACTCTGCTATAATGTTGATAATTCCCATACCTTTTTGTTATCTGAGAAGCAAAGAAATTGCAATCGGTTACTGATCTAAAGTACATGTCTTGGCTCTGCACCTTACCGCCCAATACCAATACAAGTAGAAAAGCGTGTATCATTTTTTTGCCATATAAGCTTGTGCGCCAAAGTAAAAACCTACTATAGACGCCTGACTAAGAAACAGCATATCACTCAAGCTAGCTAGAAACGACAGCCTGCTTTCCGGTATCCAAGGAACCAGAGGCAGCAGCGCAAAGCCTACCATACTGGCAACAGCAATCCATGCCATACGCTTTTGGGCATCAGCCTTCTCTTCACGAAGCTCTAACTCAAGCATATCTTTCGCGTGAGCAATCTCCTCGTCCGTCACAGTGCCGTCATTATCAAGGTCGAACTTATTAAACCTAGAATTTTCTGAAAGGGTCTTTGCCATTACCACTCCACAATCTTGTTGCTACTATTAGGGTCATACAAACACATATACACCCTTGGGCAGAACTCTCCAATAATCATGGATGTACGGGTTTTATTCGCGCCCTCATACTGACAGTGCCATTCCTTGTCTACTTTCTTGTACTTAGCAAGTCTGCAAGGAACATATTTATCATCATCCGCCCGTGCCATCATCACAATCATCACAACAAAGAACATTGCAGCAGCCGCAACCGCTCCAGCAATTAAGAAGAATTGCTTCAAGTTCTCCTCAAACTCTCTGGCTTCCTGTATCTTCTTTCGTCTAGCCTCGGCAGCGGCCTCTTTGGCAGCCTGTATG